TCCAAATACAGCATATAGCATTTGGTTCAGATCTTAACATTATCTTAAATTTATTTAGATTTTTTTTCAAAGATACTTGTAGAAGATGTACTTTTATTTGTTCATCGCAATATTCATACTCATCGTGGTGATGCAAAATCGCTCAAGGGGTATGAAGCAATCCATAGAAAAAATGGTTAAGCAGTCAGCTAAATATGCCATCATGGCTCAACAAGACTCCTCCCCAGTGATGTCTGTGCGTCATGGAAATTATGCCGCAGCGTACATCCACGCTCTCAAAGATATCGCGAATGAGACACAGATTCATAATGCGACAGGTATAGATGTCAAGAAGTTCAAGGAACATATATTCAATGTTCAAGATATGACGACGAAAAAAACGGTCGATCAATTTCCAGATTTTGCTGGCCACTCTGATATATATCTTTCAGAAATTGCAGGAGATGCCTAAGTGGGGTTGTGTTTTTACAAAAAAATAAGAAACAAAATGGAAGTCATCCGCGATGAAATATGGCAGCGTTGTCTCGCTGATGCGGCTAAGATGTACCGAGTCAGCGAACCAAATGAAGCATGTTTCAAACTCGCAAATGCAACCTGGATCATGAAGAAAAAGTATCAGGAACATGACAAAAAGAAGGAAGAACGAAAGACTGTTGCGATTGATAAACCACCGGAAGTGGTGAATGAACAAAGAACTACAAAAAAACTATGCTGTGCGACGACAATGAGTGGTAAACCGTGTGCATTTAAGGCAGTGTGTGGAGATTATTGCAAGAAGCATAGTGTAAAAAATGCACAATTGGGAACCAAGGTTGATGTGAGTAAAATTAAAATCAGCGACTAATAGAAAGATAATGTTAGACCAGGAGAGTCTTAGACCTGTAATAATAGCGATGGCACTTTACATCACTATCAGCACCCTCGTACCTCGCATTGCCACAAAACCATCCGGTATTCAAGTTCTCGACGACCTCGTGATGACCATCATCGCTCAGAGGGATTCAATGATGAGTGGTACTATTCTCATCGGACTTATCGTTCTCGCTACCAATTACATTCAAGAAGAACTCATTTAAAACATTTTCTCGACTCACTAACTTTTTAGTGTGTTCGTGATCCATTTCACGGACGCGGTTATCATATGCATGTCTCATGAACTCCAAGAGTTGGTCAAAGTTTGGTTCACCCCAAACCATACCCTTTTTGAAGAGGAAATCATCCTTCTCCAACTCTTGAAGTCCACAATCAATTGTATAAGGTGTTTTGATATATTCAGGTGCGCCACCGTAGTTGGTAATAATAACTGGTTTGTCTCTCACTGCAGCTTCAACAGCACCCATTCCAACACCTTCAGAGTGTGAAAAACTTACGTAACAATCACAACGATTGTGTAATTTATCCATTTCTTCATCTGATAGAAGACCATTAATAACTTCAACATTTGGAAAATTGATATTCACGTCCTTCGAAGCAGTTGCTTTTACGACAAGTCTCGTATTTGGTTCATTTAATCGAGCAAAAGCTTGAATAATATCTCTAAATTTTTTCCTCGGATCCATAATGTTACCAATATGATAAAAAGTATAAGGTTTTTCTTTTGGTTGTGGAATATGTGCATGAATGACATAGAAGTCATTATCAGGAAATTGTCTAGATAAAACCCTTTTACAGAACTCACTGGGTACCGCAACACGTTTAAACTCTTTCATGATTAAACTGTAATCTTCGTGTACAGTTTCAGTTTCACACACTGTCATACATGCGACATTTTTTACACGACTCCTGACATATTTGAGATATTCAATTTGATTTTTTAGTGGCAACATGAAAATGAGTGCATGCTGAGACTCAGGAAGTTTGCTTCCAAAAGTATAATAATTTGAATTTGGATCGACAAATAATTTTACATATTTTTTTGCATGATTCCCAATTCCAGTGTTAAGTGCGGGACCGATGAAGATCATTTGATATAAAGATAATCTTTCTTTTATATATAATACAATGGAATCTCTACGCAAAGAAGTTGAAGATGAACTCAAGCGCACTCGTCTCGATAAGACACGTCTTTACAATCTCATTCTCAAGCTGATCGAAAACACAGGCACAGGTGGCACCGGGGGTGGTGTTGGTCCCATCGGTCCTCGGGGTCCTCGAGGTCCTCAGGGAAATGTTGGTCCCATTGGCCCTGCTTGTGAGTGTAAGTGTGTCACAAAGTCTCCCACTCCCACCCCCACCGCTAAGGCTTCTGCCAAAAAGGCGCCAGCCAAGAAGAAGGTTGCGACTGCGTCGGTAGTGTAATTTTGAATAATCTATATCTATCTTACGAGACACATATCTGGTAAGATAATAATATGAGTAAATTAATATATGAGTGGCCGAAACATTCGATTGAGTAGAATTCATCCGACGACTGGTTTTCTCGCGGTCGAGGGTGCTATAGAAACGGATGGTCGTTTCGGTATAGGTTCTGATAATCCACAAGCAAATCTTCATGTCGAAGGTAATGCTTATGTAACATCGGATTTAGATGTACATGGAGATGTCGATATTAAAGGTAATTTTAAACAAAATGGTGTAGGGCTTAACTTTTTATTTGGTGCTACACCATGGTCAAATCTTCAAGATGATAGTAATATTTATTATACAGGTGGAAAAGTTAGTATTGGTGCAATAACACCCGATGCAACCCTCCACGTTGAGGGTGACACCTACGTGTCCTCGAACCTTGAAGTTGGTCAAGCCAACCTATTTGTGGACACTACATCATCTAGGGTTGGTGTAGGGACAGCAACACCTCAAGCGATCTTTCACGTCGAGGGTAACACTTACATGTCTTCGAACCTTGAAGTTGGTCAAGCCAACCTGTTTGTGGACACTCAAACGTCTAGAGTTGGTGTAGGAACCACAGAACCCGATGCTACCCTTCACGTCGAGGGTAATGTCTATGTGTCTTCAAACCTTGAAGTTGGTCAGGCCAACCTGTTTGTGGACACTCAAACGTCTAGAGTTGGTGTAGGAACCACAGAACCCGCTGCGGTTCTTCACGTCGAGGGTAACACTCACGTCTCTTCGAACCTTGAAGTTGGTCAGGCCAACCTGTTTGTGGACACTCAAACGTCTATGATTGGCCTAGGAACCACAGAACCCGGCGCTACCCTCCACGTCGAGGGTAATGTCTATGTGTCTTCAAACCTTGAAGTTGGTCAGGCCAACCTGTTTGTGGACACTCAAACGTCTAGAGTTGGTGTAGGAACCACAGAACCTGCTGCGATTCTTCACGTCGAGGGTAATACTCACGTCTCTTCAAACCTTGAAGTTGGTCAGGCCAACCTGTTTGTGGACACTCAAACGTCTAGAGTTGGTGTAGGAACCACAGAACCCACTGCGGTTCTTCACGTCGAGGGTAACACTCACGTCTCTTCGAACCTTGAAGTTGGTCAGGCCAACCTGTTTGTGGACACTCAAACGTCTATGATTGGTGTAAGAACTAATGTACCCAACTTTAATTTAGATGTGAATGGTGATATTAATTTTACAGGTGAATTTTATCAAAATGGTGTACTGTTTACACGTATAATTGGTGCTACACCATGGTCCAATCTTCAAGATGATAGTAATATTTATTATACAGGTGGAAAAGTTAGTATTGGTAGTATAACACCCGATGCGACCCTCCACGTTGAGGGTGACACCTACGTGTCCTCGAACCTTGAAGTTGGTCAAGCCAACCTGTTTGTGGACACTACATCCTCTAGGGTTGGTGTAGGGACAGCAACACCTCAAGCGAACCTTCATGTTGATGGTAACACCTACGTGTCCTCGAATCTTGAAGTTGGTCAAGCCAACCTATTTGTGGATACTCAAACGTCTAGAGTTGGTGTAGGGACTACAGAACCAGATGCGACCCTCCACGTTGATGGTAACGCCTATGTGTCCTCGAACCTTGAAGTTGGTCAAGCCAACCTATTTGTGGATACTCAAACGTCCAAGATTGGTGTAGGGACTACAGAACCAGATGCGACCCTCCACGTCGAGGGTAACGCCTACGTGTCCTCGAACCTTGAAGTTGGTCAAGCCAACCTGTTTGTGGACACTCAAACATCTAAGATTGGTGTAGGGACTACAGAACCAGATGCGACCCTCCACGTCGAGGGTAACGCCTACGTGTCCTCAAACCTCGAAGTTGGTCAAGCCAATCTCTTTGTGGATACTACATCCTCTAGGGTTGGTGTAGGGACAGCAACACCTCAAGCGAACTTTCATGTTGTGGGTAACGCCTATGTGTCCTCGAACCTTGAGGTGGCAAAGGAACTCACGGTGTCAGGGAATGTTAATATAACGAATGAATTGAATGTCGGTGGACATTCTCAAGTTTCAAATGCAACTATCTCTACAACTACCACCGACTATAGTGTGTTTCATTGGTGCTTGCGGGCGTCTGGAGATCCGGAAACAGATACGACACAAGGTAAAGGTACGTGTATTACAAATGATGGTACAGGTAATGTATATGTTACGGGTACTTTTGATGAGGATGCAACGTTACACGATAAAGATGATATCGAGCGTGGTTCAATAACTAATCCCAGGAAACAACCGTTTATAATCAAATATAGTTATTCTGGAGATATTCAGTGGTATACATACGTGGGATCTCCTACGGACGATGTCTACTCACATGACGGGGCACTAGATACTGATGGAAATTATTACATCACGGGTATATGGTTCGGCACAGAAGTAAACTTTTATAATGAAGATGGTACGGTCGGGGATACGATTACTTACAACGCTTACAGCGGCACGAAAGGATATCTCGTTAAATATAACGCAAGTGGATATGTTCAATGGAGTATTCTATTCGTTGGAAATGGTCCCACCGGTCACCCCTCACCGTACGTCAGGATGTACAGGGTCGACGCAGATGCCGAAAATATTTACGTTGTTGGACAATTTGGCCACACGAACACTACTCTAGACTTATATAATGCATCCTCTTCTTCGGTAGCTGATACTCTTACTAATACAGCAGGTGGTGCGGAAACGTTTATCGCTCAATATGATTCTAGCGGGTTTCTCCAATGGCGCGCACGCCTTGGTGGATCGGGTGCGCAATATTCTTCTTTGTCGGGTCTCTCGATTGATAACACTGGAAATGTTTATGTTACAGCCACATACAGCGGCGCCCTAGCGATTTATAATGCAGATGATAATCAAGCCGCTACGTTTAATAGTTCAGGTACTGATGCATATATCGCTAAATATAATTCTAGCGGAGTTCACCAATGGTCTACAGGTTTATCGGGGTCGGGGAGTGATCGCGGTTACAGTCTCACGACGACTAATGATGGTGCCGTGTACGTTTCGGGATCATATACAAGTAGTCCCATGATTTTTTACGATAAAGATGGTTCCCAAAGTGGTACACTTATTCATTCATCCACCACCATGACGGGAGCGTCATCAACTAATGAAGATGGATTTATCGCTAAATATAATTCTAGCGGATTTCTTCAATGGTGTACACGTATAGAAGGAAGATCGCGTGAACAAGTGGAAGACATTACGGTTGACAATACCGGTAACGTTTATATCACTGGTGCAGTGTATAGTAACGTCGTAAATTTTTATAATAAAGATGATACCGTTGCTGACACATCATCTTTTACAAGCTTTGATCATAGGGGATATATCGCCAAATATGACTCCAATGGGTATTTTTTATGGCACCAATTAGTCATTGGTGAAGGTATCTACAAGATCTCCCGCCCAAACAGCATTGTAGTCGGTAACGATGATAACGTGTATTTTACGGGAACGTATGGTACGGATTTACTGGAATTTTATAATAATGGTATTCGAGCCGCTGCGCTTGGTCTAACAGATAATTTTGATAAATACAGAGGCATGTTCGTTGCTCGCTATGGTGGGTTTGGTAAAACAATAATCATAAACTCTAAAACAACATATGATAGTATTGCATTAAACACATCCGGTGGTAATATTGGAATCGGGACAAACGCACCCATGTGTACTTTAGACGTCAATGGTGATATAAATTTTTCGGGGCGAATAACCGGCCCGGGGTTTACTACAAGAAAATTCAGAGGTGGACCGTTAAAAGAACCAAGTTATTACTCTTATAATGAAATATATACCGGTATTGAAATTAATGAATCATCGGTTGGTACTGTTTATTATTCTGTAAAATCACAAACAAACAGTAGTAGGAGCCATGGCAGTTTCGATTATGCCATAATTATTGATTCAGGAAATACAATAGTTGATTGGTCAACGAAAGCTGTAGCACATTTAGCACACACTAATACAAATATGCATATAATAGCTAAACTGAGTCCATCTGGTTCCTACAACACGAGGATCTATCTTATAGACGACAGTGGGGGGACTACATCACCGGATAATTACGATTGGGAATTAGTTATTGTAAAATATACACCGTTCACACATTAAGCACACTAATCCTTAACTCACATAAAATGCATTACATTTTATCTAAGCTAATATAAATGGTACCAACATTCTCGACACGCATGGTCGTCTTCAATGGGAAGATACCGATCGTACGGAAAAGGCGTATCGTGTGAGGTATCTTACGAGTGAAGGGGAACTGACGGATGAAGCGAATGCGGTTCACACCGCAGCCTTCATTGGGTGTACGTACCATTGTGGTTAATTCAAAAGTTCCAACGCTTTCAATTGGAATATATCACATTGTGCGTTGAGGGCGAGAGGTACCCACGCGACATCTTTGATGATCGCTTCATCTTGGGCGACTGTGTCGAACATTCTTTGATAAAAGCGTGAATATACGATTGGATTATCGAGGAGGGGATTTTTAGGGTACAACATACACCAAGACATTTTCGTCGTATCATCATCCATTGGTAGGAGTGTACTGAATGTGATAAATTCATAAGGACCTGCTAACTTGATTCGAATAATTGAGGTACATGGAGCTATAAAACGACTATGGATATCTGATCCATCTTGGGGTTGCATGTGTTCAGTCAACTTCGATGAGGCTTTGGAGCGTACATTGGCGAAACAATCAACATAATCATCTTTCATCTCAACTTTCGTGTTTCTCACGCGAGCATTTTCTTCGTCGGCAAAATCATGAACAAAGTTGATATGGGAAATATCTGTTGCGTTCAGAATCCAGTCGTAGATGTTGCCTTGAAGTTCCCTAGAACCATACACTTTTACCCAATTAGGATCAAATAATTCTTCACAATATTGTGTTGGAAGATTGTCTTTAGTTTCGCTAGACCATATAAATCCACCATCTTCCAATACTGGATACGACTGAATGTCACCACCACAGGGAATGTTACCAGAAGATGGTACTTTCATCAGAGTGCCTTCAGGGCTAAACTCCCACCCATGATAGGGGCATTGAATATTATTATCTTTTACTTTTCCATTACAAAGATTCGCACCTCTATGAGGACATACTGCGTCTACCATAGAGATTCGACCATCTCGAGCTTTAAAAAGTGCATGATCTTTACCCTTAATTCTAATTCTTTCCAGACTGAGACCTTTGGAAATACCTAGACCATACATTTTATTATAATTCTATTTACATTTTTAAGCATCCCCATAAATTTCAAGAATATCTCTAACGACGGGACTTCTTTCAATATCTTTAAATTCAAATTGGATATATTCGATCCGTTTATAGTTTTTATCTTTAATTCGTTCGCATATATCTTTAAGACCATTTTCTTCGTATTTTCTATCGTGTTGTTTGAGATCGCCTGTAATGACCATTTTTGTACCTTCACCTATGCGTGTGAGGAGCATTTTCATTTGATTTGGAGTTGAATTTTGCATTTCATCGGCAATGATAAAAGCATTTTTAAATGTTCTACCGCGCATGTACGCTAATGGGCAAATTTCAATAATCCTTTCTTTTATCATATATTGAATATCACCTTGACTATAGTATTCACCGAAAATGTCCATAATTGGTCGTGTCCAGGGATCCATTTTTTCTTCTAATGTTCCCGGGAGAAACCCAATATCTTCTTCGACAGACACGACGGGTCGGGTCATTACAATTTTTTTATACGTGCGGTCGTTATACCCTTGTATCGCCGCACAGCATGCCAACATTGTTTTCCCCGTTCCCGCGGGTCCTACGGCAAATACCATAGATTTGTTGATACTGTATAACATTCTGTTATATTCTCTCTGATTGTCACTCTTTGGAATCACTACTGGATTCACTTCCTCGAGTTCCATTTCTTCTTCGAAATAATCAGTATCATAGGATGATGAGAGTGAAAATTTTAGGCGACGACCCTTTTTACCTCCCATATATTTTACGCAGAACTTTTATTGACCCACCATATAAATCCCCCTAAAAGAGATGCTAAAATGGCGACCAAAAGACCGAATGAATATTTTTTGGGATTTTCTTCTGGGGGTTTATCAGGGAGTTTTTGAACATTTTTATTGAGTGTGTCAATTTTTTTCAAAAGTTTTTCAAGTGCTTGAAGAATTTGAAGTTCTCGATCTTTTGGTTTTTCCTTAACATTCACAGTTGTAATCTCCAGGATCATGTACCACTTTGCATCAGGTTGGAGTGGAAGATAATCTCCATCATCTTGTTGTTCAAATATTTCAAAATTTAATTTTTTTATCGAAATGGGATTGAAGTAATTGGTTTGTCGTTGGAAACTTTTCCATTGTTTATCACGAAGAATAATTCCATCACTCCCCGTGAAATGACGTTCCAAAGGAACGCGAGCTAATATTTGACCGTGTCGTTCATCGAGAATTTGCGCCACCTTCGGTATGTCAGGGCAGACAATGTCTACATATTTTGCGATGTCCGTATTCAGATTTGAATTATTTTCACCAACTTGCGTGATGTAGAAGTCAACCATTTTAATACCCATCACTCTACTCATGTCCTCAACATGTGTGTTGGATTCAAGAGTGAGATCGAGTGAAAATGTATTATTTGTTCCATTTACGAATGTCGAATCTAAAATAACATATTGAATTTTTTTAGGTATATCGTCCAGGGACATTCTATTATATTTGGCGAAAAAAAAAGTTGACATAATATAATTATGGATACGACCACGATTATTCTCATTTCTCTCTTAATCGTAGTGGTCATGGGTTTTGTATTTTGGTACATAAACAACCAGGCCGCTATCTTAGCCGAAGCTGAGGCTGAAGCTGAAGCTGCTGAGGCCAAGGCCGAGGCTGAAAGGCTTGCGGCGATTGCAGCGGCGCTTGAGGCAGCGGCGGATGCGGATGCGGATGCGGATGCGGACACTGCGCCATCAGTTAGTACTCACCCCCTCGCTGGTGATAAATATATTGTTGTCAAAGGTACTGACACTGACCCGATAGCGGGTGTGATCGTCCCCGTTAATGATGCTACCAATACCAAAAAATTCGAAATTGTCAGAACTGGTGCTCGTAGGGCAAAAATGGTGATCACTCTAGAGGCGGTTGAGGGTGAGGCTGATACATACTATTTGTTTGCCAAGACGATCGAGAGATATATGAAGTATACATCCGATGGTTTTAATGTAACTAAGAAAGTAAAGCCTACCGAAGCCAAATATCTCAAACCTTACAAGATTAAATTCACATCTATCGGTGATGAATATGCGATGTCTTATATGGACAAAGATGATGTACAGATGTTCTTTGGGTACGATGGTACCGGTGCCATGACAAGTGTCGAGAGTGTGGCTTCTATACTTACCACGGGTCTCGTTGCTCTTGAAGATGCTGGTGGCGTTTCTAGTTACATCTTACCTGGTAACTTCGGTGGAGTTGAAACTAATTTCGTCGAATTCGAGATTGCCGATGATGATGCGGGCAACCCAAAAACAACCATCAAAGGGTGTTTGGAAGCGTTACCAGACGTCGATTTAGGTGAAGAAGTGGATCGGGACAGTCTTTTAGCTGTGGCTTACAAGGCTTCGGAAAATGTGACTGATGAAGAAGGAAACCCCAAAATGGAAGATGGAAACTTCGTAATGACCAAACCATCATGCCGTGTCTACCCTCAGAGTGATACGTACTCATACGATGTCAGTGCTACTGGTTGGGTCACAACTTGCGTCGACGAAACAAAGAATATAGAGCAAGGATGCTTATTGTAAATACATGATTCCACCAATCGCCCGAAATACTATCATGTTTACAGGTGCACTCGCCATGTATGGTATTTGGGACTTTATAAAATTATTAAACTCGTATAAAAAAAAGAAACCATAGTATCATAAAATGCTCTTCGTAGCCATCTACAATACTATGATTTCCATGGGTTCATATTACGCTCGTTCGACTTATAAGTGGGTTAAGATGGCTGTTTGGGATGCCCCAATTCGAGTATATCTTGATGTTCAGT